AGAATAATAGGTTTCGTTTGTTTTGTGAAACCGTTGGTTCATTATGTTTTATTTTAATATATTTATTGATGGCTTATTATGGTGACGATGCAAGTATCACCACTATATTTTTGATTCAGTTGGTAGGCTCATCATTACATATTGTTAATGCTTATTTACGAAATAGTGTTAACCTTATTATGTTGAATGTTATTGTTATTATTATTGCATTGGTTGGTTTAGCCAATATGCATCTTTGAAAGGAATTATATTATGGAGTATGATATTGTTTATTGTAATGATGGGGTGACACGAGCTGTTCCAGTTGTTAAAGGAACACCACAAGACCCTTCAATTGGCTCATTGAAAGTTGTGAAAGAAGAAAAGAAAAAACCAGAGAAACCTAAAGTTTCTATTCAACAAAGAATCAACGAGCAGATTTCTACTTTTATCGGTGAGATTGAAGGTAAGGTTGACGATTTTGTTGATAGTGATTTTAAAGATAAATATGACTGTTATAATCATTTAAGTGAGATGGGCTGTAAGTCAGTTCATGCTCGGAAAATGAGACAATTTTATATTGACTGTTATAATGAATCAGTTGACGTTTACAATGCTGACGATGATTACCTTAATGAAGCATGGGGACATTTGAAACCAAAATACCATAAAAAGATTATGGATTTCTATGGTATTATTGTGGATGACATTGAACGTCTTATTAAAAACTCTACAGCTCAACGGAAACCTAGAAAGAAGAAAACACTATCTGCAAATAAACTTATCAAGAGTTTAAAATATCAGGTAGAACATCCTGAACTTAGATTAGCAAGTGTAAATCCAGAAAAGATTATCGGTGCTACCGAGTTGTGGGTTTACAATACTAAGTATAATAGGATGGGTGTTTATTATGCTGAGAATAGTGTTAGAGGTCTTAGTGTCAAAGGTTCTACTATACAAGGTTTTGATAGTAACACCTCAATACAAAAGACGGCAAGAAAGCCTGAGGAAGTATTGGGTAAATTGACAAAGAGAACTTTGAATAAAAACATCAAGCAGATGAAGACTAAGGAAAAGGATGTCACAGGTCGCATCAATGCTCAAACTATATTACTGGGGGTGTTCTAATGTTTAAGAATTTTATTATTATATTTTTGTTTTTCTTATTGTGTTCTCTGTTGATTCAGAAACCTGATAATGCTAAACTTTTGATAAAAGATTTGGCAACATCTAAAGAAATGGTGATGGATGGTGCAGAGTATGTTAAGAAAACTTTTGATAGAGAGTTCACGGTTGTAGAAGAGGGCATTGTTCCATTTGAACAGAACAAAGCTGCAGATAGTCCAGTACCATTACTTGAAGCTCTTAAAGAAATTGAAGAAGATACATTTTTTGCTGATAAATAGGGAGTACTATATAATGAAAACTATATTGACAATCTTTTTTACTATGTCGTTTTTGGGTAATGCATTTGCACTTGAATGTACCTTACCATTATGCAAGAATATTCAAAAAAGATCAGCCATGTTTAAAGAGATGGATAGCTGGGATAGTTATAAGACACCTAGAAAATATACTGTCACGAAGATTTCTTTTACTCCACCCAGTAGACCTAAACCAACTAAACGAAGGGTAAAGACTAAGTTACTCTGGCCGTTGAAGAGTGGAAGGATTTCTTCAAAGTTTGGATATAGGAAAAATCCTTTTAATGGAAAACGTCAGCACCATAATGGATTAGATATTGCAGCTCCTACGGGTAGATTGATTAGAGCCTCTGCCGATGGTGTTGTTACTAGAAGTGGTAGAATAACGAATGGTTGTGGTTATGGTGTTTATATTCAGCATGGTAGGTATGAAACAATTTATTGTCATGCTTCAAAGGTACTTGTTAAAAAGGGTGATAGGGTAAAGAGAGGACAGGGTATTGCTAAGGTTGGTAGTACTGGACATTCTACTGGGCCCCATCTACATTTTGAAGTAAGGAAAAATAAGAAATCTTATAACCCTTTAAAGTTTCTAGGATAATATGAAAGCAAAATATATCAGAGCTCACTTAGAAGTTGCTAAAATATATGGACAACTTTCTACTGCAACTAGACTAAAGGTTGGGTGCATCATTGTAAAGGATGATAGGATTATTTCTATCGGTTATAATGGTATGCCTTCTGGTGGTTCTAATGTTTGTGAAGAAAATGGTCATACGAAACCAGAAGTTTTTCATGCAGAAACAAATGCAATAACTAAGTTAGCTAAGTCAACGGAGTCGGGTCAAGATGCATATATGTTTTGTACCTTTGCCCCATGTCTTGATTGTGCAAAGTTGATAATACAATCTGGTATAAAAGAATTTCATTTTGAACACCGATATAAAAACAATGATGGATTAGATTTGATTGAGAAGTACTCTGATATTAATGTAGTAAAATATACTGATTATGTAACTAACAATGAAGGAGAATATTATGACGAAGCGGGATACGTTGGTTGAGAGTTTAAAGAGGGATGTATTAACTATTAACTTTACAAAAGTGAACGGTGAAGAACGTGTAATGAATTGTACATTGCATGAAACATTATTGCCAGAAGCAGTTACAAGTGATTCAGAGAAAAAAGAAAATCTTGATGTGATTGCCGTATGGGATACGGATAAGGATGCATGGAGAAGCTTTCGTGTTGATTCTGTAAATTCAATAAAAATTGTGGAAGGTGTGATATGATACTCTTAGATTTCTCAAATATAATTGTTGGTAGTATTATGATAGCTCATAAGACTTCACACGAAGAAAAGATTACTGATGATTTTATTCGTCATCTGGTTCTTAACAGTATCAGAAATTACCGGATAAAACATAAAGAAAAATATGGTGAAATTGTTATCTGTACTGATTGCCATGGTAGCTGGAGAAAACAAGTATTTCCTCAATACAAAGCTCACCGAAAGATCAAACGGGAGAAACAGAAAACTCAAGATGGTATGGATTGGTCAGCACTGTTTAAGACCATTAACGATATTATCATTGAGATAGATACCCATTTTCCATATAAGGTCATTGCTGTACCTCATGCTGAGGGTGACGATGTTATTGCTGTATTGTCTAAGAACATCCAAGAGAAGAGTATTATTATCTCTAGTGATAAGGATTTTACTCAATTACAGAAGTTTAAGCACATTAAACAGTATTCACCTATACAAAAAAAGATGTTGAGTGCTTCTGACCCTTATAAATACCTACAAGAACATATCATTCGTGGTGATAAAGGTGACGGTGTTCCTAATATTTTGTCGGATGACGATTGTATGGTACAGGGGGTTAGGCAGAAACCTATAACAAAGAAGAAGTTAGCTGTTTGGATGGAACAAACAGATATGGCTAATGGGTTGTCGGTTAAGTGGAAACGTAATCAGCAGTTGATTGATTTCGATTATATTCCAGCAGAAATCTCCAAAGGTATCATGGATAGTTATTCTAAGAAAAAGGATGATAACAAACAGGGACAATTATTGAACTATTTTATTGAAAATCGTTTGAAATACTTAATGGAGAACATAGAGGATTTTATAAGATGACACTATACATATCAGAATTATTGAAGAAAATTACAAAAGCAAAAACAAGGAAAGAAAAGAAAGCTATCCTTGAAGAGTACAAAGATAATAATGTTTTTAGATTTGTATTGCAAGGAACTTTTGACCCGAATATACAATGGAATGTTCCAAAGAAGTTGCCCAAGTGGACACCAGATATTGCTCCACTTGGGTTGAATGAGACTTCATTGTTTACAGTCATGCCCAAGTGTTCTATCTTTGTTAATGGTCATGCAAAGGCTGAAGGACTCAAAGAAAAAAGAATCAAAGAGCTCTTGGTTCAGATTTTAGAATCCATGTGTAAGGATGAAGCTCTTGTCTTTGAACAGATGTTAAAGAAGAAACTCAAAGTAAAGGGATTGACTGAAAAGTTGGTTCTGGAAGTTTTCCCTAATCTCTATAGAAAGGTGTAGCACATGGTAAACTTAAATACCGTTGTTGATGTTCAAGTCACTAAACGGAAGAAGTTACAAAAGAATGCTAAAGTTATTGAGGCATTTAAAAATAAACATTTGAAAGTTGAACTTGACGATCATACTTTTCATTTGCTATGGAACGCAGCTGAATCAAAGTATGCACACAAATTTTTAGATATTGTTTTATCATGTGAATATGAAGTAGAGAAAGACTTTACAGCAGTTATTAAAAAACAAGGATATGATTTGCCACCCATCAAGGTAAATAGAAAGAAGAGTGGTAGGCCAGAAAGCCTGAGGTAAAAATGTATATCAAAAAAGATAATATTGTTATTAGAACTATTCGAGAAAATAAGAATAAGGTAAAGCCATTTGTTCCATCAAAGCATTTGATTACCCGATGGGCAAATATCTTGAATGAAGAAATCTTTAATAATATTATACATCCTTTTCACGATATCACAATAAAGAGAAAACATGATTGTCATGCTGAACATATTGGATGGGAACATGGCGAGTATGTATTCGGGGAGCTTTCTATGGATAGTAAGTTCTTGAATAAATCATATTTCATTTATACATTAGCACATGAAATGA